AAACATGCCTTTGCCTGATGTCTCAAGCCCTGTCATCTCTACAGGCACAGCAGGATAGGTCTTGCCGTTAAACACGATGTTGGCTGTTAGATCATTCGTGCCAGGGTGATAATAAAGCGTCTCATCAACGTTATTAACGGCTTGCGTTAACCGCACCTCAAATAAATCGATGACTGCTGTTGGCTCAAGCTTTTGCAGCTCCTCAAAATATGCAGGTGCTGCAGTGCGTAAGTCGTCAACAAACTGAGGCGTGTTATCAGTCATGGCTCAAACACTTGCTCAAATGTGGCTGAAATGTTAAACAGATTTGAATATGGCATATCTTTTGTCCAAGACCTGCAGATCCACTTGTAAGTAGTCGTTTCATCAGGAGGTGACCAATCAAAAGATTCAACGCCGCCTCGTGCTTCCAAAAAATCTTCAATTGTGTTTGTGTCAGTCGCAGATCTGTTTTGCCAAGAAAGAGTCCAAACTTTTTGATCTTGATTGATGCCAAAAACAGCTCTTTGCGAATAACCTGACCCAAACTCAGTTATACGAGCCTTGGGTTGCGCTGCTTTGCTTGCGCCATAGTTGGCCTCGATGTCCGGAAATACAGCCATTAGCCTGCCAAAAGTCCTCCAGGTCGTTTTTGCTTAACCAGCTCAGCCTGCACAGCTGCACCAATTACAGAGCCAAGTGCCTTGGCATTTGGCTGGTCACCTTGCACGTTAGATCCAGAAGCATCAACGTTGACCACTACATTACTGACCCCGCCGCCAGAAGCTTCAACCCCAAGCCTGCCGTTTGCACCACGACGTAAAGGCATGATTGCTTCGGTGCCTGCTTCACCCATCAAGCCGTAACTGCCGACACCACCCTGCTTGTATTGAAACAACGTGGGCTTTGTAACCAGCCCGCCTTTGGCATAAGGAACAATTCCGTTCTTCGCTACTGCAAGGCCATTTGCTGCCATAGCACCAACGCCTCCGGGAATTGTCGTGGGAGGAGTCATTCCTTTGGTTACAGCTCCATCAGCAGCAAAGAGCCCTGGGAGAATAGCTCTAAAAGCTTGCATCATTGCTGCTCGCATAATGATTCTGGCTAAGTCTTTTAGTATTGAAACAGTAAGCTCTCTAAAGCTTGATTTTCCTGTCATCGCCAACTCGACAAAAGCGTCAGCAAAATCACTGACAGCCTTGACACCAACACTTGCAATTTGTTCGTTTAAATTAGTAGCCTCATCGTAAAGGGCTCTCATCTTGTCACGCAAAGTGTCAAGAAAAGAAGGGTCTGCATAAGCTTCGCCTGCGGACCCTTCTGCCTCTCCCTTTTCTCCTTTCAAAGCCGCTCTTTTTCTTTCTATGGCCTCGATTTGATCATTAATGTTTTGAAGTTCTTCGTCGCTTAAACCAGTTATTGATTTCTGAGCTTCAAGATCAAGTATTCTCTGCTGCAGCTTCTTGTCGCCAGCCTCGAAAAGTTCATTTATCTTAATGAGCTGTTTAGCTAACTCAGGATTTACTCCCTCAGAAATCAGCCTTTTATATTCTTTATCAAAGTTAATCTTTTCGCGGAGTTTTATGTTCATGTCTTCCAATGGTTTTGTTGCTTCATCCATTAACTGCTTGGTCCTGGCTTGAAGCTCTAAGGCTTGCTTGTCCAGTAGCAATCCGTCCGCCTCTATTTTGGCTTGAGATATTTTTTCATTGCCACCGTCCTTGAGCAAAGCCTGGAATTTAGCTTCAAGATCACTCCTTTCTTTTTGCTGCTTCGCAAGAAATTGTCCGACTTTTGATTGAGCCTCTTGAATTTTCAGCTGATCCCGCAACCTGCGAACAATTTCATCGGCACGGCCAATGCGAGCCTGGGTCTTGTCGGTGCCTGTGCTGCCTGTGCTGCCGCCTGTGCTGCCAGGATCTGTATTGGTAGCAGTGCCACCCCCTGGCTTGTACGTACCCATTGAGTACGGCGTAAACTCCCCAAATAACTGCTTTCTTAATTGTTCACGACCTGGAACAGTATCTCCGGTTTGCTCTCGAAGAATCTTTTCACCTCTGCGGACAGCCTGTCCTTTAAGTTCGTTAAACCTCGACCTAAATATTCTTTGAAACTCAAGAGGCTGAGAAACTTCGCTTCCAGTCTCAATATTTTGCCTTGCAAATGTTGAAGCTTGTTCTCTGTATTTTTTATCATCAAAACCACCGGCTTTCAATGCTTGCTGACGCCTGCTTGCGTTACTTACTGTCTCAATGCCTAAATTGAATGCATCCAACACGGGCTTGAAAAAACCAAGAGTTTGTTTTATATCCTCAAACGCAAGCTTGACTTCAAGCGCCAAGTTCTTGAAAGAAATAATTGAATCGACCACAAAGTCTTCAATAATTTTTTGATTGTCATTGAAAAAAGTAACTATAAAAGTTCCAAGATCTTGGAATCCTGCCCCAGCCCTTTGGAAGAATCCACCGTAATTCTCCGCAGCCTCCTCAAGCGCAAGTTTGAGCCTTGCTCCAGCTTTCTCTGGCCCGTCAGCAATTAATTGAGCGACCTTGTCGTAATCAAACAGCTGTTTCTTTGAGAAGTCTACAAAATCTGATATCTGGACAGTGCCTGCCTTTAGATCCTTTCCAAGTTGAGGCAATGTTCTCCCAGTTGCCTCAGCAAATTTGGCAACCGCACCAGGCAATCTTTCTCCGATTTGCCCTTGCAGCTCTTCAGCGCTAAGTTTACCCTTGGACAGAACTTGAACAGTAGCGCGGACAATTGCATCAATATCTTGCTGCGACTTACCAAAAGCTATGCCTGAAGAAACCAATCCTCTATAGATAGTTTCTGTTTCTTTTAACGTTAAATTATTTGCTCTTGCTGCTACAGCAACTTGAGAGAAACCTCCAATAGTTTCCTTAAGCCCAACGGCATAATCCTTACTAATGCTTCGAGCAATGCCAAGCAGTTTGTTGTATTCTTCCTGTCCGTTCGCCGCAAGAGCAAGAGTTTGCTTGGAGAGATTCAGCTGGGTATTAAGCTCAGCAATTTGGCGTCCATAGTCCACCAGAATATTCGCCGAAGCTCCAATACCCCCTCCGACAGCGGCCCCCGCCGGTCCGCCAGCAGCGAAGCCTAATAGTCCGCCTAATGCGCCAAGAGGTCCTCCAAATATGCTGGCGGAGGCGACTGCTCCGGCTCCTTGAAGAAACTGACCTTTAGTAAAGCGGCTTGTCTTGGACAGTTTTGCAAGTTTCTTATCGACTCTGTCTATCTCTAGACCAATTTTACGGTAACTCTTACTTGTCGGATCAAGGCCAGCTCTTAATGAACGCCAACTAGCGCCTTGAGACTGAAGACTATTGATGCTCCCATTAGAGGCTAAGGTTGCCCTTCTTATGTCATTAGCGACTTCGGTGTAACTCTTTCCCATTCGGTCAATATCAGCCGATATCTTCGACATGCCAACATTGCCGATGCTTTGATATAACCCACTAATTTCGCGAACTGGAGGGCCGGGCAAAGCTCTGCGAGCAGCTAAAGAGGCGGCATCGTCAGCAATAGTTTGCGCTTGGCTTGCGCCCAAACGTTGCTTGCGCCCTCTTGAGCGTTCAGCCATTTGCTCAGCACGGCGCTGTTGATCAGTGACGCCTTTGATAACTTCTATCCGTTTTTTACCAATTGCCTCAAGCTGTTTTTCGACACTAAGAATTTCGAGCTGCGTGTCCCGATACTTATCACTTGTAAAGTCAAGGTTTTGCAAGTTATCTTTTAGCTCAGACACTTTTAACGAAAGAGCTGCCGTCGTATTTGGAAGATCTTTGCTTACAGTGAAAGCAGTCCTAGGGTCAAGAGGGCCTCTTGCTCCTGTCTCAGCCCTAGCAATCACTCCTTGGCGAGCCTGCGCTCTCTGGAAAGACAATGTTCTTTCCTGTATCTGACGAAGCAACTGTCCATACTTTTCACCAGCGACGCTGGCGTTAGCTAATTCCTTGTTCAATCCTGCGATCTGCGTGGCAAAAGCGTCTGGTCTTCTTGCGGGAATTTGATTTGCAACTTGCCGTAGTGTCTGAAACTTCGCCGTAGTCTTTTCTATCTGTAGGTCGGCAGAAGCAAGCTTTTTCTCATAATTGATAATATCTTTTGTAAGATTTACAAAGGCTTTGCCGCCAAGCCCAGCTTGGTTTCTAAGCTTTTTAAGCGCATCTACTTGACCGGCGACAACGTCTCTACTTTCTTTTCCTGCGCGACTAAATGATTTAACCTCTTTCGCAAGTTTCTCTAGGTCATTGTCAGCAGGGCCTGCAGCTTTTGACAAGCCAGTCAACGCAGACTTCAGCTGCATTACTCCTTCAATGCCGTCAACGTCCAGCTTTATTTGAAGGTCGCCAACAGCCTTAGCCATCTGATTTCTTCCTAAATTCGCTTAGCGCAGTGGATTCCATAACTTGGAGACCCTCTAGCACTTCACGACGGTTCCCCACATCATATAGGTCAAAAAGCCCGCCGGAAACCAGCAACACGTCATATTTCAATCCAACGTAGCCCGACATGCTGACCTCCCATTGGGTCTGCATGCGGAGGAACATCATGACAATGTCCCAGTTTTCATCCCAAACTTCAAAATTATTAGATTCTTCTGACTTCGGCTTAGGCGCTGGCAGCTTCAATCCAAAGGCAGCTGCGTCGTCCTTTGTCTTGTCTTCAATCTGCTTGCCACCAGACGCCCAATAAATCGCAGCTTCTTTTAGTTTCCCGCTTGAGCCTCCCCATAAGTCCTTGTGTAGCTATTGAGAACAGCTTTCAACCAGTCGACATCTTCACAGAACTCCTCAAGCTCTTTAGTGGAGAACGGCACGTCCTTGCCATTCTCGTCTTGGATGCCTTCCCATCCAACAAGAACCTTCTTCAGAAGACTATTGCCTTCCTCTTCACTGAGCTTGCTGATCTCAGACATCTTCACTCTCTTGAAGACAGCCGTAAATTCGCACTTGTCAAATTCGCCTGGACGATCTTCGCTTGGTTCTGTTACTTCGACAGGCCACTTGAAAGTTTTTACCTTTTTACGTACAAAAGCCATTGGGTAAGTGCATAAGCAGAATTAGCTTACACAAAAAAAGGGAGCCTGAAAAGGCTCCCAAAATCACAACAACTAGTTAATCAGGTGTAGACCAAATCAAACTCAG